AGACCATGGTTCAAAGACAAGAGCATGGAAGACATGGGCAGGAAATATTGGAAAAAGAAAAGTTACATTTTCCAAGGTTTTGTTGTTCAAAATCCTTTGAACGAAGACAGTAAACCAGAAAATCCAATAAGAAGATTCATAATTGGACCACAAATTTTTAACATTATCAGATCGGCACTGCTTGATCCGGAAATGGAAGAATTGCCAACTGATTATGTAAAAGGCGTTGATTTTAGAATAACTAAGACAACCAAAGGTGGATATGCTGACTACTCAACATCAAAATGGTCAAGAAGGGAAAGAGCACTAGACGAAACAGAAAGAAGTGCTGTTGACAGTTTTGGCTTACACAATTTAGGTGACTTCAGACCTAAAGAACCAACCGAAGCAGAAGTAAAAATAATCAAAGAATTGTTTGAGAAATCTGTGGATGGTGAGGCTTATGATCTTGAGAAATACGGTCAGTACTTTAGGCCAGCAGGCGTAGGTGCTAACCAAATATCACAGCCGAGTGCAAGTAAACCTGCTCCAGTTGAACAGGCTACTGAAACGGCAAAAGCGGACGCAACACCAGAATCGACTGCACAACCGGCGGCACAACCAACAGGTGATAGTGCCAAAAGAGCAGAAGATATCTTGAAGTTGATAAGATCAAGACAAGCAAAGTAGTTTTATGCTATACGGAATTGACGGGTCCCCTGCATTTCGTTTAGAACTATATAACAACTCGGTCGCCCATAAATGGAAACACATAATTAAATCCATTTATGCTGGCGACGGAGAAGACTTTGACAATCGAAGAACTTTTTATCAATATAGAACTTCTAATCAAATGAAACAGGATTTAATTGTTGCAATAAAAAATATAAACACTTTTTTAAAACACGAGTTTATACAAGTTCCTACAAATTTTGATCAAGATTTTCTCAATGAACTTCATATAAAATTCGAAAGGCTTGCAGGAGAATTTGACAATCCAACCAAATTAATGATCTTAGCACCAAAAGAAATAAAAGAAAGTGTTAGAGATCTAAATTTTTGTGTGCATTCATTAGAAAATGTAAATGATGCAAACAATACAATTACAATACAATGGACAAAATTAAGAGAATCAACTCCGCGTGTGCCATTAGAAAAAAGTGAATACCAATACATGCAATTTGATAGGAAAATGAATGAAGTATATTTGCATTACAATGAATTAGGAAAAAATTATATAGATATTTGGAAAGATAATTTAGATCCAAATTACACTAATCTCAAAAACAATCATTTCATTGGCGCAGACATTTTAATTAGTTTTGATAATAAAGAAAGTATTTTCGAAAAAGAATTTTTAAGTTGGTGTGAAAAAAATAAAATAGATGCCTTCGATAAAAATAACGGAATTGGTAACTTGCCAATTGGTAAAATTGAATGGTTGAATAGAGTTCAATTGACAAAGGACAGTAAAATAGATATAATAGAAGGAGTAATATGACAAAAGTTTTTGATGTAACAAAATTTAGAAAAAGCATAACAAAATCTATACAAGGATTGGGAATAGGGTTCAATGACCCAACTGATTGGATAAGCACTGGAAATTATGCACTTAACTATTTGATCTCCGGAGATTTTAACAAAGGCATTCCCTTGGGCAAAGTATCAGTACTTGCAGGTGAGTCTGGTGCGGGTAAATCTTACATAGCATCAGGCAACATTATTAAAAACGCACAGGATCAAGGAATATTTGTTATCTTAATTGATACTGAAAATGCACTGGATGAACAATGGTTACAGGCCTTAAAAGTTGATACATCGGAAGAAAAACTTCTAAAATTAAGTCTGTCGATGGTTGATGACGTAGCAAAAACTGTGTCCGAGTTTATGAAAGGCTACAAAGAACAACACGCAGACAACAAAGAAGGTGCACCAAAAGTTCTATTTGTTATAGACAGTTTGGGTATGTTGCTGACGCCAACGGACGTAAATCAGTTCGAAGCAGGTGAGATGAAAGGCGATCTAGGTAGAAAGCCTAAGGCACTTACAGCACTTGTAAGAAACTGTGTGAACATGTTTGGAAGTTGGAACGTGGGACTAATGGCTACAAATCACACATACGCATCACAAGATATGTTTGATCCAGATGATAAGATATCGGGTGGACAGGGATTTATCTATGCGTCGAGTATAGTAGTCGCCATGAAAAAATTAAAACTAAAAGAAGATGAAAAAGGCAATAAGATATCGGATGTCAGAGGTATACGGGCGGCTTGTAAAGTAATGAAAACAAGATATGCCAAACCTTTCGAAGGAGTGCAAGTGAAAATTCCATACGATACGGGTATGGATCCTTACAGTGGACTCGTTGACCTTTTTGAAAAGAAAGGCATCCTAGTACAAACAGGAAACAGACTAAAATACGTTGATTCTACAGGTAAAGAACACATTGAGTTCAGAAAAGCCTGGGTTGGTGATAAATTAGATATGCTAATGTCTGATTTTGATAAATTAAATTTAGACCAACCTAAGGATCAGTAAATGGTAGAAATGACACACGAAGATATTGAACGTATGTGGACCACTGTTTCACACTTTGTACCTGAAAGACAAAAGTTAGATGCCGCTATAGATTTTGTAAAATGTTTAGAAGACATAGGAGTCGAGCACGATGAGATAAAAGCGTGTGGTGAGTTTGACACAAAACTAGAAGAAGCAATCAACACTGTTTTTGAAGACTATGAAGACGAAGACGAAATAGAGCAATACGACGATCGATACGAAGATGACTAATTGGTACAACGAAGTAAGCAGAAGTTTAGATAATATTCCAGACGCTATAACTTATTTTGATAGTGAATTACAAATTGCAAAAAAAGAAATCAAAATATTTGGAAATTTAGAAAAGGCATCAGCGTCATTACCGGGTATTGTTGAACACAGATTTGGTCAGTTACAACAGATTGAAGCCATTTTGGAATACTTACACATAGAATTAAGAAGAGAAAGATCAAAACAATTCAAAAAATATTTAGAAAATTATAACAGAGCACTATCAAGCAGAGACGCAGAAAAATATGTTGACGGTGAAACAGATGTAATAAACATGGAAAAAATAATAAACGATTTTGCATTGATGAGAAATCAATGGTTAGGAATCACAAAAGGCCTTGATCAGAAGCAGTGGCAGATCACAAATATTGTAAAACTGAGAGTGGCAGGTATGGAAGATGCCACAATCAAATAGAATAATCCTCACAGACGTCGACGGAGTACTTTTAGAATGGGAGAACCATTTTACTGAATGGATGCAACAGAGAAGTTATTATGATGACAACGGACAAAGATATTACCCATACAAGTTACTGCCTGATAAACAAAACACATACGAAATGGCAGAAAGATTTGGCCTGACTGTTACACAGATTAGAAAAGAGATCAGAGAATTTAACAAAAGTGCTTGGATGGCTACTCAGCCTCCGATGCCAGAGTCACAAACATGGGTAAAATTATTACATGCAGAAGGTTGGACTTTGATACCCATAACATCACAGACATCAGATATACCGGCACAGGAAGTACGTAAAAGACGTCTATCAGAATTATTTGGCGAGGAAACATTCAAAAATTATCTAATACTTGATACAGGCTCTGATAAAGATTCCGCACTTGCAGAGTTTCATGGTACAGGACTATTATGGGTCGAAGACAAGCCAAAAAATGCCCTCTGTGGTCTAAAATATGGTTTGAAACCAATTATAATTGACCACGAATACAACAAAGAATTTCAACATCCGGATATTACCAGAGTAAATAATTGGAAAGATATCCATGCAATCGCACACAACAAAAAATAAGTTTTGTATAAGACCTTTTACAGATGCAGACATTAGAACGTCTGGTAAGTTGAGGACATGTTGTGAAATACAACCAAATCTAAGTAAATTCAAAGGCCAAACTAATTTTAATGTTAAAGAAGGATTTGATAAATTTTGGAATAGTCCCTATAGAAAATATCTAATTGACAGTTTTTTAAATGATAAAAAACTAGATGAATGTAAAAACTGCTGGATGAGAGAAGCAAAAAATTTAGAAAGTCATAGAGAGGCAGGAAACAGAAAACATAAAATTTTATTCAAAAAGAATTACGAAAAGCATATTAAACAACTGAACAAATGGAATTTGGAATCGCCACAGGATATGACATTCGCTATTACAAATCTTTGTAATTTGAAGTGCCAAATGTGTAAGGGCATGTTTAGTTCACCTTTATTAAATGAAAACCTTGCACTAGGATTTGAAAAAAATATAAGCCAAAAAGACTTCGACTGGGATAAAGGAACAAAAATAAACTTTATAAAAAATTTATTGAAACACGATTTAAAACATTTGACAATACTAGGAGGAGAACCTTTCATCGTTCCGGAAATTGTAAAAATATTAGCAGAACTTTCTAAAAAAATAAAAGTAGTTGATGAGATCGATCTTACAATTTTTTCAAATGGTACAAATTGTAATCTTACTATGTATAATATTTTAAAACAATTTAAACACTTGAAATTAATTATATCCATGGATTCTACTCATAAGAATAATGACTATGTTAGATATCCAAGTGACTGGAATCTAATAAAAGAAAACATAAAACTTTTCAAAAAAATGCCTTATGTAGAATTAATGATTAACGCTACTGTGCAAAATTTAACAATATTATATCTCGATAGACTAATAAATTTTGCTTATGAAAATGAAATACATTTGATTCTCTATCCAATTTCTGAACCAACATATCTCCAATTTGATAATTTACCAGTATCTGTATTAGAAAAAAGTTTAAAAAAGTTATCGAAAATTAAAAAAGAAAGAACCATTCATGTTACAAACTTTGATAATCTTTTGGCTTTACTTGAAGATAAAATTTCCAATGGACATACAACAAATGTAAAAGAATACGATAAATTTGTGACCATGATCAAAGCCAGAGACAAATATAGAAATATAAGTATTAAAAATTATATGCCTGAATTGGCACAGGAGTTATTCAAATGAAAGTTTATGTAGGTTGGGACTCTCGAGAGGACATTGCATACCAAGTCTGCCAGCACTCAATTAAAAGAAGAGACCCAAATGCCGAAGTGTACCCTCTAAAGCAAAATGAGATGCGGGAGCAAGGGATATACACACGAGAAGTTGATAAACTTGCAACCACACAATTTACTTTCACAAGATTTTTTGTGCCTTACCTAAGCGATTTTAAAGGTTGGGCAGTATTTTGCGACTGTGATTTTGTTTGGAAAATTCCAAGTCATGAACTTGACAAATATTGTGACCCGACTAAGGCAGTGGTTTGTGTGCAACATGACTACAAACCTAAAGAAACCACCAAGATGGATGGTCAAGTACAATCGGTGTATCCAAGAAAAAATTGGAGTTCGATGGTCTTATGGAACTGTGAACATCCAAAGAATAAAATTCTAACACCAGATTTCCTTAATCAGCAAACTCCTAAATTTTTACACAGGTTTTCATGGCTTGAAGATTCGGAGATCGGATCATTACCGCACCACTATAATTGGTTAGTTGGTTGGTACAAAGAGCCTGCTGATGGCAAACCTAAAATACTACATTACACAGAAGGTGGACCTTGGTTTGATGGTTACCGAGATTGTGAATATGCAGATGATTGGAAAAAAGAAGTAATAAACCTTTTTTCAGCATAATGAACCTGTTTGAAAAAATTCAAAAAGGCCACTTTCGTAAAGATCCTGAAGAATACATCTACGCACAAATGATTTACAAACTGGGTGACTATGACATTCTGTATGAGAATCAATTAAATCAAGAACATGAAGTTTGGCAAGAATTTAGAAAAAAATATAACTTAAAATATCATTTTTGTGATGATCTTAAACATGTTAATTTAGAAGAGGAGGTAATTTGTCTATGGTTTTTTACTGAAAGATCTGATAGAGACAGTGCGGGCGATATCGCTATAGGTGACAAAATTATTATTAACAAACCAAACGCTTTCTTTATCACTTTATCAAGAAATGTAAAAATAGTAGATAGAAAAAAATATTTTCCTAGAAGACCTTGTGTGCAAATCTCTCTTACAACGCAAGATTTTGTAAATATAAAAAAACAGATAGGAATACATGACTGAAGGAAAAAGATTTTTAGATAAATGTTTACAAACAAAGGTCATCACATCTCCATGGCCGTACCAAATATTGGATAACACTTTGTCTAAAGATACGTTTACAAAGTTAGAACAACAGTGTGTTGAAAAATTTAATTTTGAAACTAAGGAGTTA